CGACAACGGATGTGCAATGGACTATATCCACACTGACGGTGTTCAGGTTATCGGCTGGCATGAACGGGAACTAGAAGCAACATACAAGGAGACAGCACAATGAGCGCAGTACTGATAGCCGCACTGTATTTCACTATTGGATACAGCACACACAAACTACAAACAACCAAGCGCAAGCGAGCAATGCGAGCGCACCCCGCATGGTTTGAGCGCATGGAACGAGAGACACTCAACGGAACACCGTTCATGGGGGATAAGGCATGAGGACTATGAACGAGGCACTGGCTGACTACATCAACTCGGTAGTCACGACTGACCGTATGGCACGAGAGGTGCTTGAAATTCTCGAACAGCGTTGGGGAAACCTATCTACTGAACAACCAAGAGAGGAGAAGAAGTGAAGTCACCCCTATCCATGTACCAAGGATTCATATGGGGTTTGCATTACAAAAAAATGGGCAGGTATAAAAAACCCAAGAGACTATACGTTATTCGCAAGTATGTATTTGGTAAAGGGTATGGGTACTGGCGAGGCCCTGACGCTTACGGCGGTCACACTTTTTCAGACATCAAGTACGCCCATAAGTTCCGTACATATGATGGGGCTATGGAAACAGCAGAGAACAGCAGTCTTTACCGACACTGCACATATGGGGTAGAGCAAGTCAAATAAATATGTGCTACCGTTAGTAAGTAGCCACGCTCCGTTCGGTATTCCCCTTCCTGAACGTTGTAGCGTGGCTACTTTTTTTTCTTGTACAAACTGTCTCTTTCACGAGGGGTTAGGCCACCCCAAATACCGAACCTTCTAATGTCGTTTACTTCCATTGCCATTGCAAAATCAAGACAGCGTTTCTTTACTGGACAGGTCGAGCAGACTTTTTTAGCCTCATCAAATAAACCCTTATGCGAAATACCAATCGGTACTTCTGGGAAGAATATGTCACCGTTCATTCCTTTACAGTTGGCCTCTTCGTACCATTCGGTTTTGGTAATCGTCACTTCTTACTCCCCTTTTTCTTTTTAGTTATGTTGGTTACAAATAGTTTTCTGGCTTGATGGCACAGGCAGTTGCACCCTTCTATCTCGAAGTCTGTCCATACAGCAACAGCATTGGAGATAGTTCCACAATGGTCGCATATACCCTGGTGCTTGCAAGGGTGGACGCAGTTTCCTGATGGGAACTCAGTCGTCATCATCTTCTTCTGGCTTGCCGCAGTATGTGACGTTGCCCCTTACCAATTCATCACAGTCGCACGGTTTACGCTCACCCTTGGCTATCATCAGTCGGCCTTGATTGGTATGTGCCACGCAGTACGAGCCTGGTTCACCATAGATAGACAACCAATGTACCCAGCGACATCTACAACTGTGTCGTGTGCCCATTTGCCCTCGTCTAATGCAGTACGCAAACGTGATAACTTGACTGCCACCATGAACAAGATTGCTTGTTCAACAGTAAGGTCAATTCCTGTCATTGCCTCAAAGATATCTCTGGTCTGTTGATAGTCATACAACGGGTGGTTGTAAGCATCATGCCTGTCACCTGTAATGAGGTTGTAAGCCTCTACAAGAATGTCTGCACCGTCAATTGATGTCGCCATGAAAAGGGTTTCTCCATTGTGTAGGTAGCGAGTTGGCTTCTACTGCTTCCTTCTCTTCTTTGTCTGAGTAAGGACGAATAACAAATACGCAGGGGTCTGAACCTTCCATAAACTCCACGTCTTCCGTAATGGTCTGTGGAATACCGTCATGGGTAGAGCAGACTGGGGGCGAACAATGTCCAGCCCTCAGTCCTATCTCAAGCCATTGGTCAAAAGATATTTTGAGCAAGTCCATTAGAACGGCTCTTCATCTGACATGAATGGAATTGCACCAAACTTTTCCTTGACTATCGCCAGGTTCTTCTCCGTCTTATCTGCAAACACTGCATTGAAGCGCATTGTAAGGCCAACTTCATCTGCAAGTATCTTGGTTGTCCAAACCTTGACACCTTCTTTGTTTTCGTATGACGAGATATCAAGTTTGCCTACAACAATTACTCGTGAACCCTTTTCGATTGAAGCAGCAGCGTGTTCTGCCATCTGCCCAAAGACAGTGACATTGTGCCAGACGGTAACTTTCTTTTCATCTTTGCCTGATGTAGTAGCAACGGAGAATGACCCCGAAGCCATGCCGCCTGGGGTGTATTTCAACTCAATAGGTTTGCCAGCATTGCCGACAATGGTGATGTTATTCATGTCATTTACTTTCTGTTAGTGGTTGGATTTTGTTTTTACTATCCCTCTTCACGCATACATGGGTAGGCGGTTCTGAGACTTTGACGTAGGTGACTAAGCGCATGGTACATTCACTGCATACCCATTCGCTTTTGGTATCCCCTCTCATATAGATAACCCTAGTGGTTGGGTGTAATACCCCAAGGCCCAAAGCCCCACCCGTAATTGTCCACCTCGTATTGGTAGATGGCTAGAGCCGCAGTGAGACAAGTGGCTGGGTCGAATAGGTCGTTGGCTTTGTTCAATACTCCTTGTTGGCGTAGAAACTTTGTCCAGAACCCATTTATCTGGACTAAGCAACGGCTTCCCCCCATTGGGTCTTGCTTGTTCCATACGTTTGGGTCTCCCTTGCTTTCTCTGTAAATGATGTAATCCAGGGTTGGAAGATTTGCTTCTGTCCAGCCCACCCTTCGTGCTAACTCCCACCATTGGCCCGCCTTTGCTGTTACTGGCGGTGGTGGTAGTGGTTCTTCTCTTACTGCTCTGCTATTTACGGTACTTGACGGTTGGCTCTGGCTATCTGCTGGTGCTTTGGCTAGTGCTGGATTGGCAAGTAATAAAACTCCTAATGAAATTAGCGCTATTTGTTTCTTCATTTTTCCTCAATCGTAGATGGATAAAGACATCAACTCCTTTACTGCTTCTGGGTATACGAGATATCCTTTCGCTGGGTTGTCTGACTGGCTTGCCGCAATTCTCTGAGGTAACTTCTCTCTGTTTTCGTGTATGTAGCGGCGCAATCTGTCTGTCTCTACTATAACAAAAGCATTGGGCGCAAACAAATACACCCACCACTTAGCAGTTGTGATTTGTATGCCGCTTCGTTTCCACCCTGTATTGCGCGGGTTTTGCTCAAATTCTATAAACATTCTACCGTTTCGGTATCTGTCATACTTCACTTCAAATGAACCGTTGCTCAGGTCTTTAAGAAATGTAAGTACAAGTTCTTCGCCTTGATGTCCGAACTCTAAGTCTTTGGTAAAGTCAAATGCTTTGATGTCGTGCGAAGGGACGTAACCTTCAGTGCGCTCAATCATCGTTGATTGTTACCCAGGCTTCTTCGTATGCAGCAACTGCATGGTTCATTTGTATTCCATCACGTTCATAGTTTGCTTCAACAAGTGCTGTTGCAATTAGCCGCCACTTTTTTACTTCGGCCACAAGTTCTGCTATAGTTTTTTCTGTAAGGTTTGTCATTAATATCCTGCCTGTTTAAGTATTTTCATTAGGTCTTCTAGTCTTAATACTGCGTATTGGTCTGCTGGGTTACCATAATTTCTGCGTTTGGCTACAACAATTCCAAGTTCAGCGCTAGCGTTTTTCCGTTCATTCTCTGCTTCATGTAGCCACGCTGAAAACTCCAGGGTTTTCTGGTTTTTACATTCCCATACAAGACGTGGGTCTGTGCCAGCGATGTCTCCCTTATCAAGAGTTCCATGTAGTGTTCTGCGTTCTACAAACGGATAGAAGTTTTTGAGGTAGTTCACAATGAACGTCTCAAATGATGTGCCTTTAGCCCTTTGTTTGGACACGTATCCACTCCTCGCGCAACAACTCACGAATGAGTTTGCTTCGACCTACACCACGCTGTTTACATAATTCTGCAATGGTGTCCATCTGTTCCAGTGTGAGGCGTAGCGATACCATTCGTGCAGAACGTGACTTGCCTTCTGGGTCTACTGTCCGTGATGCAGCCATTAGTTGGCCGTCTCATTCTTAAGTGCAGTGAAAGCGTCACGCAACAATGGCAACTGTGATTGCATAATTTCAGCGTCCCAGTTTAATTTTGCTTTGCTTGCCACGATTGCTGGGTCAAGGCCAATCTTGTCGCAGGCATCAACAAACTGTTTTACTTGTGCAGAAGTGAGCGCCTTATCTGCTTCTGGTTCAGCCTTTATTGGTGCTGGTTTGGCTTCCTTGACGGTTTGCTTGATTGGCGTAGCACTTGGTGCTACATCGTCCCACTCTTGCTTTGTCCACAACGAGAGACATACACCAAAACGCATGGCCGCATTACGGATGAAGTCGCTAGCCAATTCTTTGAGCAAGTCTGGCTTAGATGCTTGGACTGAACCGATACCCAAACGGCGCACACCGTGAATGGTCATCCATCCTGCCATATGTGCCATGCCATTTTCGACACGGTAAGCAGGCAAACCATTGACATCAAATGCAGTTGGTTCCCATGTCCACTCACTATCAATTTCAATAAGCATTTTAGTTACATCAGCGTGTCCCACAAAGTCAAGCGAACTTCCACCACGTGGCAGTTTTCCAATCAATGATTTATCTGGGACTCCATACTTACCTAATATTTCTTCTAGTTTCATTATTTTTCTCCCTTCAAGAGAAGTGTTCTATTGGTTACTGGCTTACTATATTTTGCACAAAGGTCAGGTTCGTAGGTTTTAAGCGCTTTGATGTCAAGACTGGCCCACGTTTTTCCTTTCCAGGTTGCAACTACGTTCCCATCTACGGTTGCGTATTCGTTTGGTCCGATGAGGTCACAGAGTTCTGCTTTGAGTTGGTTCTCTAGTTCCCCATAAGATTTGAGTTCTGATTTCACGTGCTTCAACCTTGCTATCAGGTCTTTAACACTGCTGTCAAGTTCAATTGTTGTGTCAGTTGGACGTTGGTAACGGGCAGTGATGGTTTCATATGACCAATGCACACCATCGGGGGTCATTCCCATATCCACCGAAGCCAACCACTGGGCAACAGCATCACAATGTTCCTGCTTCTCTTCCTCTGTAATCAACTGTTCGTGAATATAGAATGTCATGCTGGAGTCAAATACACCCCAAGTCACCTTGTCTACATCAGCGCAGATAGCCTGCTGAATACCCTGGATAAGCCAGTAGTTGGGCAATTGGCCAGACCATTCACGGTTCATTGTCTTGATTTCCAGAATCATTCTGGTGTCACCGTCCTCAAAGAAACCGTCAAGGGTGGCAATCATTCGTGCGCCTGTGTCTGTTTCTGCAACAAACATTTCTTCTGGTGTTGTCCACTGAATACCAGTGCGTTGTATGCCCCAGGTAATGCACAATGGTTCGAGGTCGTTGCCTCGTGTCATTGCCCAAGATGGCGGGATAGGCGCAGGGGGTATATCACCTAGTAATTCCGCAGCATATTTCTCGGCTGGGACAAATGGGTGCAGTCCGTAGATAGCGGCTACTGCTGATGCTGACACTCGCTTCTTTTTATTTTCATCCCAGAAACGGATGTCAAGCCAGTCTTGTTCTCCGTGAGTTGGCTTGGTGATGCGATATCGCTTGATATTCATTGACGATTCCCTTCGTTGTGGTGACTTCATGTATCACCTTACAGACTAATGGTATCACTGTCAAGCATTACTCCAAGATTTTTATTTCACGCACCATTCCCACTGGGATATGAATTGCGTGTATGCCTTCTTCCTTACACAAAGTTTGCCAAATCGTCACGTGTTTATCTTTAGAACCCGCATCTCCAACTGGGATTAAATAGCCAACGGAATCTACAATGCACTCGCCATCGTCTTCATAGTCTGCCAATATCAACCATCCACCTTCAGACAAATGCGTATCTGCCCACTTAACGTGAACAACAGAGTAGTTAGTCGATGTCAGAATTTCCTGTTGGCTCATCGTGTACCCCTTTCACTTTGCAGATAGGGCAGTACTTACCCTGGTCCACCGACCAACTGTTATCACAATTTGGGCAGAGCAACCAATCCTGAGTGGACATGGTTCTATGCTACCCGTTGCTTCGGTTTGGGAGTAGATACCTGCGTAATCAGATTGTCCAATTCCCGTAAGGCTTGAAAAAATTCGTCCTCTTCGGGGCGGCTAACCCTTGCAGTTACTAGGTATTTTCTGATTGTGAAAAGCGTATCCCTTGTCATAAGACCTGCCAAGATACCTGACGGGGGAACTGTTATGCGATTAGTTTTTGTGATTTTCTATATGAGTCGTCAAACGGTCAGACACTTTATCAAGTTTATCTTCAGTGCGCTGCTGTGTCTTGTGGATAACCCTCAGGATACCTTGAACAACTTCATGGTCCTCTGAGTTTGATTTCTTAAACTGTTGGATTAAGACTGCTAGCAGACCAAAAGCACCAGTGACAACAGCAGCAAAAACGCCAGCCCAGCCAGTGGCATCCACATCAAGCAGGCTTTCCGACAAAACGTATATGCCAGGATTCTGCGCCTTTACCAGAAGCATCACCTAAAACTTCATGCGAAAATCCAAATGAAACTTCATGTGCTAGTAGCCAAGCCAAAACTTTTCCGTTAGCATTTGCAACATCGACAGCGATACCATACAAATGTTTTGAACCACGTGCTTTATCGTTTGCTGGGTCATCGTATGGCGTAGCAAGCATGGCCATACCAGGCTTTAGATACCATGTTTCATTGTTCCAATGCTTAGTAGATGCACCAGCAATAGGTTCTTTCTGGTATCGACTAGTAAACCCTGCTGTTTGCTGTGCAATTGAGCGTAGTGCATCGCCAGCAGATGTTGGTTTAAGTTCTATACCATCCGCTTTAGCAGCGATGACCATTTCTTCCCATGCCGCAGCAGCGCATTTTTCCAACTTGCCACCTCCCGTAATGGGGGCGACCATAACTGGGGTAATCTCAGAAGGTTTCTTGCCTTTAAGATGTTCACACCAGTGAATTGGTTTGACGGGCCATGCAGGCTGCGTCATTATTCAGCCTTGGCGCCAAATGCTGCGTTAATTTCTTCGGCAGTAAGTTTGCCATCAAGTGAAGCCTGAGCAAGTTTTTGGATTACTGATGCACATGCAGCAAAACCAGCGAGGATTGCGCTCTTGTAAATAGGCAATTCAGGGGCGATTACTGCGCTGCCGCCTACGATTGCAAGTGCTGAGGAAAGGAATACTGCAACGATTCGACCTGCGATGTCTTGTGCCTTTTTCATTCTGTGTCTTTCTTCGTGAGGGTTAATGCTGAGTGTATCAAAACCACAACGCCTGTAATCAGGATTGCTTGACGCATTGTTGGTCCAGATAAGGTGATTAGAACCATACCTGTTCCAGCCCATGTCCAAGCGTTATCTAAAATGTAGTCAAGAATCTTTTTCATTTCCGTTTAAGTCTAGTACCTGCAGCGGCAAGGGATACCCCTATCGTTGCTGCAATTAGTGTACGGCGTGTTCCTACGGGGATTTTTGAGCCAATAGGTACATAACTATTTAAAGCATTTTTAAAGATGTCGATAGTGGACTCGAAGGCAGTACGTACTTCAATTGGTGCGTCTTGCACGGCTGCAATAAGTTCTTCTGTTTGAGTGTCTGACAATTGGGCAACATCCAAAGTTTCAAAAATCTGTGTTGCTTGTTCCTGGGTGATAGTCGCTAATACTTCTTGGCTCGTGGCCAATGCTACGGCTTGTTCTTGTGTGGGTTCTGCGGCCAGGATTGCATCAACAACCTGAGATACCTGTTCAGGGGTCAAGGTGGCTAGGGCTTCTACAAGGGCTTCTGTGGTTTTTGCCTCTGCAATTAGCGAATCAACTTCCTCGACGCTTAGAGGGGCTTCTAGAGGGGTGTCCGTGGCTTCTGGTAGGGTTGTGTCTACAACTGGCTGGAATGTAGTCTCGGGGGATGGTTCAGTTGTCGTGGTTGTTTCTTCGGGAAGCATCGCCGTTGTGGTGGGTTCCTCTACTAGCGTCGTTGTGGTCCCTGTCTCGGTTATCTCTGGCTCTACGGGAACCACGGTAACGTCGGGTATTGGCTCAGATATTTGAGGGAGAGTAACAGGTGTTGGAACTGCTGGCGGTTGTGTCGTGGTCGGCGCTGATTCTGTTGATGATGTTTGGGGTACGGAAGAAGGGCTAGTTGAGGTAACCGTTGAAATTGTTTCTTGTGTACTTGTCGTTTCTGGCACTGTGGTCGTGGTCGTTGACGAGGTCGTAGTTGTGGTAGTTGTTTCTTGAACTGTCGTAGTAGTCGGGTTGGTGACAGGGACAGTCGTTGACGGGACAGTAGTGGTAGTTGTCGTCGTTGTTGAAGTCGTGGATGTTGTTGTAAATTCCCATAGCGACAGGTTACCGATACTCAGATGCCCAGGTTGGCAGCAAGTATCTATTGAGTATTGACGGAACGTGAAAATATCACCCTCAGATACGGGTATTGATTTGGTTCCTGTTGCATTGTTTTCATTTGTCAACTGAACATATACGCCATTGATTGCATACTGAGGCGGGTCATAGTATGCACCATCGTTAGTTTGATAAGCCCACTTGAAGTTCACTGTATTCACACCCGTCGGGATAGCAGTTTCAATCTTGACCCAGTTGGCTTGACCACCACACATACCGAACTGTTGCGTCCCATTGTCGGGACCATGCAGAATGATGGTGTTATCTACAACCTCGATTGAACCACCACAGTTTTGTGACTGGCTGAATGTCCAGTTGCCCAGCACATCTGCTTTAGCAGGTTTAGCGAATAGCGCAAACCCGATAGCGGGAACAAGTATCATCCACTTGCTACGCAAGTTACCACTTACCTATGGGACATACAGCGTCCCTCAACTTAACCTTCCCCGTCATAAGGCAACCACATTGTTTGCATTGCTTAGTCAAACCAATCAGTTCAGGGCATGCAAGACAGATGTCCATACGTTCGTCTGCTACTGAATCCTCTACGCGAGGGATGTTTGGGTTAACCAAATCCCAAGGTCGGGTAGTACCTAACCTTTTTTTATATTCTTCCCACGCGCTCATTCTGGAGAGAAGGTAGACCCGTTGTACTTCCAACCCATGGCAACACTTTCGCCAAGTTCTTTTGGAATGATGACAACCTTTGGGTCAGAAGAATAAACGGCAGTCATGTGCTCTAGTTCTTCGTGAAGCAAATGTTTCCACACGACTTCGCCGTTAATAACAAAAGCAAAAAAGTTGTGTGGTTTGGTGAGGTCTGGTCCGTTGTTTGGCATGATGTTCCTTTATTAGCAGGTGTTTCCAGTGGTTAGGCAGTACCAACCGCCAATGTAGTCAATATATCCACCATTAACTCTAGTCGTACCGCTAATACATGGGTCTGGTGTTACTTGAACATGCAAGATGTCGTATGCAGGGTTTTGTCCAGCACCACAAGGGATAATTCCACAAGTTGAAAGGTTGCCACCTTCAGTAGTTGTGTAACTGTAACCAGTATTAGAGCAAGCAGCAATAGATGTCCCTGCTCTGGTCCCCGTAGCAGAAGTTGCGTAACCACTTCGGCTTGCATAAATAGAAACTGTTGCAGAAGCACCATTCCCTAAACCACTTTGTGTTGCGGTTCCGCTAGTTTGCGATGCTGAACCAGCAGACGTTGAAACAGTATAAGTATTTGCTGCATCATAGTTGGTAATCGTGAACGTAAATCCGCCATAGGTTGCAGTTGTTGCACTAAAGGTTGGGGTTGCCAAAACGTTTTGTGCTGAACCCGATACCGTACCCGTTGCAGACTCATAACCGCTGCGGGTAGTTGTAACAGTTACCGTTGAAGACGCGCCGTTAGATAGTCCAGACTGCGTAATAGTGCTAGTAGAAACAGAAACAGAACCAGCAGTAGTCGTAGCCGAATAGGTGTAAGCAGCGTCATAGTTAGTTATTGTTGCAGACCAACCACCAACCGCGCTAGTAGCAGACCCCATCGTGGGAGCCACACCATCGTAAGTTCCGCCGACAGCAGCAAGAATCTGCATAACTATGCAACAACGTTGCCGAGAACGACAAACTCATTACTGGCAATACAAATTACCGTAGCCATCGCATACTGTGCGCGAGTCTTTAGACGCGAAGATTCACTACGCAAAGTCACGCCTGGACCCGCGATAGTTACCTGACCAGTACCAGTTTGCAAGATGTTGATTTGGTCACCGACAGAAAACACTGACGCAGGAATAGTCACCGTAGTCGTCGCACTAAAAGTAACAACACGGTTAGCGTCACCAGCCACAAGGGTGTATGCACTAGTTGTACCAGCGTTAATCGAGATACCATCAAGTTCAGCCGAGCCAATAGAACGGTCAGCAATTTTTGCTTTAGTTACAGCATCAGTAGCAAGTTTTGCAGCAGTAACGTTTGCATCAACAATCTTTACCGTAGTAACAGAATCTGTTGCAAGGCCAGCAGCAGGAATTTGTTTCCAGGAAAATCCATTTGTTGCAGCAGAATCAGCAAGTAGCGCATAGTCATTAGTCCCTACGGCCAAACGATTGAGCGTTGAACCATCAGTGCCCAGAACATCACCCTTGGTAGTTAACGCCGAAGCAATTTTATTTGCTTGGTCTGCATCAGTTGCAGTAAAAATTGGATATGTTACTGCGCCAGCAGCATGAGCAGCAGCAGTTGTTCCATCTTGCCCACGAGTCATTGTGGTGATGTTTCCACTGGTACGGGCTGTTACAAGAATCTTTTCTTCAGTTGCTAGACCTGCGTCGATAACAATATAAAACGGACCGTTTGCTGTATTGTTCCAGTTGGTTGTATCTCCAGTAAGGGTCATTGACGTAGCGCTAGAGGTGATGCCACTGGTTAGAGTGCAGGCTGGTGCGGCTCCAGCGTAAGACCTTCTTGTTGCGTATGCCATTTAAATACTCCTAATCTTGTACAGAACGCATTGTAACAGTACAGGTTCCTTCTAGGTCCCAGTTTTGTTGGTAGCCATCAATGACCTGGAATTCCATATCTTCCACAATTACCGAGAAAGATTCATTGTTTTCTTGGTAGGTAATAACTCTTGGATTGGTTACCAGGTCTCGAAGGTTGATTAATTCGGTGTCTACATCCATGTAGTAATCGGAGTCTTTGAGTCGCAGTGTGTGGTGCATGAGTAATGGAACTCTGAATACTTGGCTTCTGGCTGGTGTTGCGTAGGCTCTTGCCATCCAACGGGTAAGTGTTGGCCCTGTTGTGGCTGTTGCACGAGTTAATTCTATTTTGATTTTTGCTTCAATAAACTTTGTTTGTGGGCCAGTTGCTACTGCTTCACTTGTGCCAGTAGTGGAGTGTGGGGATAGCGTCACATAATCTGCGCTATCAAGGGATATGTATGGTGAGATTGTTCCGACAAGTGGTTGACTTCGAAGGTCAAATTTCGCAATAAACTTACGGTCTGGGATTCCCCAACGATATGTTCCTGTAATAATTTGCCCAGACGTAACAAGATTATCTGTGTCTTCTCCAAAGAATCCAATTCCTGTTACCGCAAACAAACGTTTTTTGGCAAAGGTAATTACTGAAGTTACGTTTGCTGTGGCTGCAGTCATTAAGTCTGTTGCATATGCAGGGGTATTAACTGCGATAAATGTTCCTAAATCTAAACGCCCTAATCCAGTTGATGTACCGTCGTAGTTGGACCATGTAAACCATGCGTAACGGTCTTCAAAAGTAAAGGCTTTTACTGCGTTTGGGGTAGGAATTAGTGCACCAGATGTCAGGTTCGCTTGGCTATCAGTAGTTGCATAGCGAACCCCTTTGTTCGTTCCAATTAGAATTGCTCCAAGATAACCTTCAATGACTTGAGGGATTTCCCCAATTGGTAGTTCAAGTGCCACTACTGGCTGGTCAAGAATACCTGCTGCGGTGATGGTGATTTTGTAGATTGCACCTCGGTCACCAACATAGCCAGCAGCATAAATGGCGTTCTGACCTGCCGCGAAGTTGGTCCATGTCCAGCCTGGAATTGGGTGAGAGTAACTGTCCGTACCAATGCTCCCTGCTGGGTCATAGTAAATGTCTATAGAGTCAGCGGCTGTAGCACCAGACACCATCAAGTGACCCTTGGCAAAAGAAATGTTTCCCAGTTCATGTCCCGTTCCATGTGCAAGGTTGGTTGCTACACGTGAAGAATCAACTTTCCATAATCCAAACGAACTGGTAGTTCCTGCATAAGTCAAGTAGACGTTTTGACCATCGGAAGCAATGTCGCGAGGGGTAAGAGAAGGCAATCCAGTGATAGCAGTCCATGTTGGAGTTGCAGCAAATGGGTCTGTTGAGTATTTGACTGCAGTTCCATCAGTTACATACACAGAACTATTGGCAACAACCATCTTAAGATTGGTATTTGATGATGTCAAAACAGACTTTGTTGCGTTAAGTAAAGTTAATTCACCTTTAGTCCAAGGGTTTATTCCTTTGCTGCTATAGAAACGGTACTCTGCAGAATCGGCCGTGTCTGAATATTTTTGTCCAGCACCAGCATGCCATGATGTTTCACCTCTGCGCCACAAACCTTGTGGGTTAATCGCAGCCTCGCCAGGACTAGTTGATTGGTCTACTGAATCTCGAACACGTGCTTCAAAACTTCTAGTCATCAAGTTTGATTTAAAATCGATAAGAAATGGTCGTCCGTCAATTGCTACAGGGAAAATGTCTGGGACTAATGCGTTAGTTGTGCTGCCACTGAAGAATCTTGGCGATGGCAGAAAAGAGTCAGTGAACCTGTAAAGTTTAGGACTTGCCATTGTTTAGTCCTTTGACAAAAATGTTGGGTATGACCTCGATAGACGGGCTGCTTCTGCTTGAATACGGTCACGACGAATACGCATAAGTTGAGTTGCTGAGTTGCCAATAGCGCCAACTGGAACTTCTTCTGCGCGTCGTGTTTCACCTTGTGATTCCGTGAAGTTGCGTTTAATTTCACGTGGGGCCATCAATCGGATTTGCGCCCCAAGCAAAACAATGTCGGTAACAGTTTCCTGGATACCACAAGTGGAATTGATATCTACAGTTTCATTTGTTGCAGTAACGTATGGTGCTTTGTATACGATGCGTAAACGTCCAGGGAATACTGGCTGGTCAAAACGTAACGCATATCCTGAAGGAAAATCATCTGTCGGAACATCACGCATTAGTCGTACTTTGCGGGCGACAGGGTAATCATCAACCATGTAGCGAACTGATACTTGGATTAAGTCGATAACAGAACCAATTCCAACAAGGTCAATCATTGGGTCTGAACCGTTGTAATTAATGTCAAGTGTCTTAACTTGAAATAAACCGTTTAGTGGAGATGAAAGGTCCAACAGTTCATAGTTGATAAGTTCTAAAATTTGTGCCCTTGGAAAACGTGGGCTACTTGTAACAATTGAATCAGCAGCATGAGTAGTTGCAGTAGTTCCAGAAAACCCACGTTGAACTGTTAGAGTTTTTGTTCCTGCATCAGTTGACCAGATGTACATAAGTTCTGATTCAATTTCACAAACCTGTCCAGCACGAAGTCCTTCAATAGCAAAAGAGACCGTAACACTCGTTGATGTGGAATCGAGTGTTGAGGCAAGTTTGTTGCGTGGTTCAACTGTCCCCGATAGCAGTTGTCGCAACGTCCTATCAATGACGTTTGCGGCTGTAGTCATTTACTTCTTTTTCTTAGGCTTCTTCATCATAGATGATTCTTGTTTCTTTTTGCCAGGAGTTTCCATGCCTTCATGTTTTTTCATAGCAGCCTTAGATTTATATTTTTCAGACTTCATGCTCATAGAGAATCCTTTCGATGGCTAGACTTTACCAGACTATTTACGGGTTATAGGTCCGTTAAATACCCAGGCATCACAGGTTCTGTCACCTGCACATTTAAAGTCAAAAATTTCACAGAAACCCAGATTTGCTTTGTCTATAACCTCTTTAGACATATTGCCTGGTTCATCGCCTAAACCCTTGGTAATGCACTCAAGCATCTGCGAAGTCTGAATAAATGCGGCACAATTTTTGCAACGGGCAGTCTTGGCAACATCGGAAGTTGTCTTGAAAATAGCCGCTTTCTTTTTCCAGAAATCATCATTTGGCAAACCAGGGTTCATTGGTCCATAGTTGGCCTTATCAATAGCAATCTGACGATTAGCAATGTTGACAGAAATATCTTGAGTTGCAGGTGGGCAACCATTGATAGGCTTTTCAGAAGCCATTACTTCTTCTTCTTTGGCTTTGTTTTCCCTGCCTCAGACATGGCAATAGCAATAGCCTGTTTACGTGAAGTTACAACTGGGCCTTTCTTTGAACCAGAATGAAGTGCCCCACCCTTGAACTCGTGCATAACCTTGGTCATTTTTTTCTGGGCTTTAGTTGGTTTCTTCATAACTCAAATCCTACTGCAAATGTTTTCGGTCTGGGAGAATACCAGTCTGTACTTGCCATCCTTCAGTTGCCCGTTTTTCTACATCTGCAGAACCGTCAATCTGTTTGGGTTGTAAACCATTGGCTCGAAGGCGCTTGTATGCTGGCATGTCTTTATTCCAGTTGCGCTCAGTCTGATTAATGGCATCTACATCTTTGCCACGAGTAGTAGTGGTGTTCATTCCCATTCGCACTCCCGCTATGCGGCATCCAAAGCAACCTTCTACGTCTAAACCTGGGTGGGTTTCCTGATGTTTCATGCTATTATGTATGCCCCATATCCTGCGTTGGTAAGTGATGTTACTTCTGCTGCAGTGAGTGTAGTGACATGACCACCATAATAAACCTTGTCTATGGTGGATAGGTCATACGGTTGATTTTCCGTATATACACCAGTGGTCAGCAAAAATAGATTTCTGCCGCGTGGTGATGTTTTGATGTGGCGGCCCAACTTATTGCCAAGACGTTCTTCTTTAACTAATGGCATGTTGCCATAGAAGTCGGCAATCTGGGCTGAAATAACAAAGTTATCTGTTGGTGGTGAAAAAGTGGCCATTAGGTAATGTTTGCTCCATATCCTGCAGCAGTCAACTCTACTATCTCATCGTCTGCCAGGAAGTATTCATGCCCACCAAGGTAGGTGCGGGAAATAAGTTCTGGTCTACGTGGGTCAACAATGGTGTGTGAGCCATCGATAAGCCGATATAAGTTATCCCCACGTGGTCGGTGGACCGCAAAGTGGAACAATCGGTCGCCATCTGCTGGACTAAAACGTTCTGTGAATTTGACTTTATCCCTTGATGGTGGTCGGAAGATATGAGATTTCATCCACACCGCAAACGTATCTACTGTTGACCCAACCCCAGTTCCGCTTCTAATAACGGTGAGGAGTTTCGCAGCAGTTTGTGTTCCCGTGCCACTACCCGTCGCCGTACGGAAGCGCGTGATGAACGCCGTTCCCGACGAGATTCCTTGACCAGCGCCCGTGCAAGTTCTAACGACAACATGGAGAGCAATGCTAGTTGCTGTTCCTTGTCCGCTGCCTGTTCCTGTTTTGAGTTTGGTGATGACACGGCTGGCGGTTGATGAGCCTGAGCCTGCTGAGGTGTTGCCTGTGCGGATGGCGGTGAGTCGGCGTGTTGCAGACTGTGTTCCAGCACCCGACCCTGTTGCTGTGCGTGGGGCTGTGTGTAGTCCTGTTGCGGTTTGTGTTCCTGTGCCTGTGCCTGTGGCTGTCCGTGGGGCTTTATGGAGTCCTGTGGTGGTTGCTGTGCCAACTCCTGCACCTGTTGCGGTGCATGACCGTGTGATGAGTCTGGTGGTTGTGGCTGTGCCTGTGCCTGAACCTGTTGCTGTTCTTGGTGCGACATGAAGTCCTGTTGATGTGGCGGTTCCTGCGCCTGTGCCTGTGGCGGTGCGTAGTTTGGTGATGACACGGGTTGCGGTTTGTGTGCCTGTTCCGCTGCCTGTGGCGGTGCGTTCTACGTTGGCTTGGTTGTAGATTGCGTTTACTTGGTTGTAAACGTACCCAACTTGGTTATAGGAGGTAGCCATTTGCTACCTATGGAAGTCCTACAACGGTGATTGACTTTTGTTTAACGGTCATCGTTGAGCCAGGTCCGTTGACCTGAAAAGTAAATGTATTTGAACCAGCAGTTAACCCAGTTTCCAAATATGTAAATGATGTTGTTTTGTCATTTCCTAAATCACCAGTATTCCAATATATTGAGGCTGCTTTTGTTGTTGAAGAAGCAATAGTTGAAGCACCAGACACAGAACATCCAAAAGATGCGTAACCAGTGGTTGTACCCATTGACATCATTCCACTAACCGTGACTAAAGCCTTTGTGCCAGTTTGCAAAGTAACAGAAGGTGCTCCTGTTTGCGTTTGCCAACCCGTAACGGTGTTAGTTCTTGTTGTTTCATCTAATGATGATTTTGGTGTGATGCAAACCCATGCAGAGGAGTTTCGCACCAATATGTTTCCTGTGTCAGTCTCATAAATCATTTGCCCCTCAAACGGTGACGCAGGACGAGTAGACGAGGTACACACACCAGGCTTAACAATTGACTGTGCGCCAACAACACTAGATAAAGGCATTACCAGTTCACCGTTCCTGTTCCAGCAGTAAAAGTATAAATACGAGTATTCGCACGACTTGAAGTATCAACAGTATAAGTCAACCCACCACCAATAGAAGCCAACGCAGGATACGAAGAAGGATACGCAATCACAACCAAACCCGAACCACCCGTACCACCAATACGAGCAGCACCACCAGCAGTACCCGAACCACCACCACCACCACCCGTGTTCACCGTACCGTTACCACCAGCACCCGACGCTGCACCCGCACCACCACCACCAGTACCAGCAGAAGAAGCAACATAACCACCACCGCCACCGCCACCAGCGCGAGTTACCGCAGTACCAGTAATAGAGTTAGACAAACCGTTACCGCCGTTACCGCCAGCACCAGCAGCACCGTTACCGCCAGCACCACCAGCAGATGTTGCACCACCACCACCACCACCACGACCATACGTTGCGTTGTTACCTGTGTTACCTGCACCACCAGCAGAACCTTGGTTAGATGTTGCTGAACCTGCAGACCAAATACCGCAACATTCACCGCTACCACCACCACCAGAACCACCAGTTTGACCGTTGTCTGCGGCGTTAGTCGTTCCTTCATAACCACCACGACCACCACCAGTAGAAATGATGGAACCAAATTGCGAGTTATTGCCGTTTGTGTTTGCGGCTGTTGTAGCACCAACCGTAACCGTGTATGTGGTTCCGTTGCCGTTAACTGTTAATTGTGATTCTTGTGCAGCGTTACCACCTGATGTTCCATATGATGTGCGATATCCGCCTGCACCGCCACCGCCACCACCGTGACCGTTTCCACCACCACCACCTGAAGCAATAACGAGGAAGTCGATTGGGAATGTTGAGAGGTGTTGGTATCCAGTTGACCATGAGGAACCTAACCAAACTTTCATGGTGCTGGTGTCTGTTTCAAAGATGACCATACCTGTGTAGGGGTTGGCTGGTCGGTTGGTGCTGGTGCAGATTCCTGGTTGTAGACCTGTGGTTGTTGCTGTGACGGTCATAGGGTTTGTCCTAGTGACCATGATGAGCCGAGCCATACTTTGAGTAGTTGGGTGTCGGTTTCGTAGATGGTTTGTCCTGTGGACGGGTTTGCGGGGCGTGTTGTGCTTGTGCAGATGCCTGGTTTGCGCCCTTGTGTTGTTGCAGAAATTGTCATTGTGGTTGCCATTCTTCGGCGGTGTTACCTTCAGCAACCCACAAGTCGTATGCGGCTTTGTTCGGGTTATCGTCAATCAAAGGGAATGACATAACTCCACCATCGGATAGCGGTTGCAGAATGTGGCGTTGTATACCATTCATTGTTTCAATATCAAGATAGTAAAACATTATAACTCTGCCGTAAACGCAATATAACCAGATGCTGTGTTGTTATTGAAATAGTTTCCAGACCAGTTTGCTGTAAGACCAGTCGTAGTCCCAACTACGCCAATGTTTTGGCTATTTGGTTGGTCCATAACAACAGCACTTAAAGCATAAAGTGCGCCATCATACTTACGCCAAGCAATATTTGAGTATTCAACAGCAGATGGTGTGGTTCTCATTGTTACTGGAAGCGGAATCCAACCTATGGTGTTTACTGTGCTAAGTGCAAACCCTGCACCTGATACATAGTTGTATACGTTGCTTGATTGGTTGGTACTTCTCCAATAATACCGCTGGCATTTGGCGAGTGTTACCTGTGCATCTTCAAACTCAAATGGTGTAGCAACAGAACCAGCCTCTAACTGCACACCCGTAATCTCAAACCAGTCGTTAGTGCTTGCAGTGCCAACAGGCGTATATGAAAGGGTAATCCCAAGTTGAGTTTTTGTTGTTGGCAGAACAGCAGAAAGAGAAACAGTGAAACGTTGAAACGTTGTAGTCAAAGTGGCTGTGGCTGAGGCTGAGTTAGTCTGACCAGTCAAACCGTTGGCGATACTTCCATCGGTTCCAGTTCCAGTCGTTATTGCATAAATCAAAGCCGATGAAGCGGATGAAAAGTTTGCTCCACATCTTGCATAAAAGGATAACGTGACAAACTTGTTGTGGAATTTGCGAACATTTTGTGTTTCAAATGTTTGGGCAAGAATAATGTCTGTTGTAGATGTGTTTCCACTATCTCGTTGCATCCTCAAAGCATAAGTAAATCCGTCCAACGCTGATGTTTGCCTAGATGCAGTAAGACCAGCATTTCCAGTTGACCTGTACGTTTGAAACCTATCTACCGTGTAGTACGGGCTTGCCGAGGCATTAGCGAATGATGTTCCTCGTTGCCACACATCCATCGCACCGTTGATAATCACATTCCTGCCACCAGCAATAGGAGCCAACACAGTCCACGCTGTACCATCCCACACTGCAGTCTGAGCAACATCAGACATATAAATAACCTGACCCACATACGGAGAAGCAGGCTTAGTTGTACTAGTACAAACCCCAGGCTTCAACCCCGCAAGACCAACACCATAACCATTATCTAAACCCATCAGGCAGTCTGCTTCGTCCAACCAACAACAGTAACCGTCACCTTAGAAGCCGTATCAGACAAACCCTGCAACGTTTCACCAGCAGCCAACACCAAAGCCGTATCCCACACCAT